GCAGTTTTAGAGATCCGTTAAGGAAGAAAGGGACATATATTAGATCACTGAAGATCTAAGAGATATCTCTAGCAGATCGCCTCACGGCTTCGCCTTGAGCATCGATCAAGTCTATTTTGGGGACGATAGATCTTCCATGTTGAGAAGATCCCAAATCCTTATTATAGAACTTGAACGACTCTGCTATTTTGGCTATTTAGTCCTTCATCCTATCTTCCACTTTCTTAAAGAAAGTACAAAAGAGAAGAAGGCATTCTCTATCATACTTTTTTAATAGCCCTATCTCTAGGGTGGTTAAAGTGTATTGATCCTGAATGAAGAACCCTATAGACACGAATCTTTTTAGAAATGATCCGCTTTCTGAAACTAAGTTTCCTCTCAAGTCTCCTACTTGAGGGCCCACTGCCATTTCAGACACAAGCATTCATTGCATCTTCTAGATGTTGAATTTTCAGAAAGTCTATATATACCCAGCCTTTCCCAGGGGTCTTTACTGACCAAGTTTGGTTACCCAAGCTCCATTATTCACTCGATTGATCAAGGATCATCGAAGTTACGTAATGCGAGTTTTTGTAAAGCAGCAGAAGCGAGATCTCAATCCTTTCCTTCTATATTTCTTAAAACCATTTGAGATATATAATGATCTTGTGGATCATCATCTGTTTCAGGTTTATAGAAATCTTGGAAGAATCGAAACTGAGCGGTAAGACCATCTATAGAGTCTATACTTTTAACATTGGGATAATAGTTAGCTCATCCCTTTGGTAATAAGTTAAGACCACTTAAGATATCATGCCGTCTCTGATTGATAATATTATCCTTAAAGCCAGAATTCAACAGCCTGTCGAATAGGGCTAAAACTCAGAGACTTTCGGTCTTCTGTTTTGGCACTTTCGGCTTCTCCAGAATTTCGGCTAATGTGAGAAATTTCTCGATCTTTTCTAAAACTTTCAACAATTCATCAACATCATAGATGAAGAGTTTAGGGTTATAGAATACTTCAAGTAATTTCTCAACATCAGAGGATATAAGCTTTTCAAA